CATCTTCTTCTGGAAGTATAAGATATCATCAATCTGACCTAGATTCTCACCACCCGGTAAAGTAGTAATCTCTGTACCTCTACCACCTTCCCTGCGCGGCAGCCAGAAGTCTTCGAGCATGGACATATGCTTTCGATCATCTCTGATCTTACCTGTATCAGCGTCGTACACAAGTTTATTACGATAGCGAGACATAATATCTTTCATATATGTTTCAGCTTTGCCTCTTGGCAAGTTGCCTACATCAATATAAAAGATTCTACGTTCAGGTGCTCTAGCTAGTCTGTAAATAACTAACGAGTCTTCCATCATCCGCAATTGGTTAATCGGCTTTAAAGCTTTATGAAGATGCGATACAATTCTCTTACGATCGATATCGAGCAAGCCAGAAGTAACATAAGACACAGCATCATTTGATAGCTTTACGCCTTGATTCGTTCCACCAGCCTTTTCTTGGTAGATATAAAATTCATTTACGCTCTCTACTAATGAAGCGCCAGTAACTTCGTCTTTTTTCTTTTTTACTTCTTTTACCTTACGAATCTTAGCAGCATCAATTGGTCTTATTTCTTGAATGCCTGCTTTAGGTTGAGATTCATTAATAACAAGGTGGTGATATACTCTACCATCAATATACCATCTTCTAAATATATCATGACCTAACTCTTTGAAGTTAAGCATAGAACAAACATCTTCAAACTCTGTAGTAATTACTTTCTTAAGTTGATCACTAAGACCCTCAACATGATCTAAGATGAGAGTAACTGGTAGTTCATTCTCACCTGATACGATAGATTCGTTTACAATATCATCAATAGCAGCATCTACTTCAGGATGATAAGATACAGCCCGGTATTGTCTAATATTCTGAATATTATCTTTTGCGTGTTCGCCGCCATCTACGTTGACATAAGTGCCATAATGCGAACCGGCTGCTGTAACATATCCAGCTCCGTCCTCATCTACAGGGGGAACAATAGAACGAAGTTTATCATCGGACTTATCTTTTGCCCGCTTAATTTCAAATCCAAAAAGTCTTATACTATCATCAGCCATGTTCGTTCCTAAAATTAGTTATAGAGGGGCCTTTAAAGCCCCTCTATCTATTTATAGTGCTTTAAGAAGTAGTCGCTGCTTCCCAATATTGCACTTGGAATTCAACTGTAAATCTTTCAATTTCATTCTCTGAAGCATAGCTCAGATCAATTGGAGATAACCCTGTAGGGAAACATCCTCTGAAATTATAAGTTTTAGCGGTTGTGCCGTCTTTGTTAAGCTGTTCAACAATCAGGTCTGCCTCATAGTCAACAGGATTAGTAAGACCTGTATTTGCACTATGGGCATTCATTCCGTTCATCCAACGTTCCATCGCATCCCGGACATTAAAATCTGTGTCGTTAATAATAGTTGGAGTCCACACATCAAATGTACGATCCCCAGCCATTTTTAATTGACGACCACGGAAAGGAACAATAATTGTACCTACTGTTGATGCAGGCAACTGAGCTGCCTCACATAAGAACGATGTAAGTTCTACATCGCCGCCAGCATAACCTGGAAAGTTAATAGTGGCTTTAAAGAGATTAGGTCTCGCTCCACCACCACGTAACTTGGCTTTAAAATCATCTACGCCTAGTACTGCCATTTTTTATCTCCTTATACCTGCAATCCGGCTACTTCTTCGAAGTCGACACCGGTTCTAACAGCTACAAAGTTTAGTGTAATGTAGTTAATAGAGCGGGCAGGCTTAATGAAGATATTCGCAATGAATTCATTTCTATCTACCACAGTGGCAGTGTTGTTTGTTTCATCACACACAACTCTGAAATCTGTGATACCTCTTCTTCCTTTGACTTCTCTTAGGAATGGCTCTACAATGTTTACAAACTCGGCTCTTGTGAACTCATCATTGAATTCAAAGATCGTGTTTCTTGCCGCAAGTGCAATTGCGCGCTCAACAGTGTTAAACAATCTACGCACATTAATTCTGTCAAATGCAGAAGGCCGTGACATATTTGTTTTATCACCATATAGCAACACACCTTGACCCGGAAGGTTTGCAATCGGATTAACATTTGCTTTGTATAGAGCATCTCTTTCAGCTTTCGAAGGGCTGTATGAAAGAGCAGTAATACCTAAATAAGCACCTCTACGTGACCCTGCTGGTGAGTACCATGGACCGGCATCTCTATCAGAAGCTGCCATAATACCTGCAGTAGAAGATGCTGCTGGAATTTGGATATATTTATCATTGTACTTGTCATACACTTTAAGATAATTATTATCGATAAACAGGTATGAAGTATCAGAGAAAGTAGCAGCAGTAGTTAGTGCATTAGCATTAGGTGTAGATGAGTTAACAATATCTGCTCTTGCTGGAGATGTTACGACAACGCAATCTTTACGTAGTGTACCAGCTGTAGATACTAAATCATTTACTACAGTAGTTTGATCTGATCTAGTGGCCATACCTGGCGCGATAAGAAAGTCTACTTCGATATTATCTTTATCTTCAAATAGATCAAATCCTAAAGCAACTTCTGCTGTACCTAATGCAGCGCTGTTAACACCGTTAGCTAAAGACAAATTGTCTGCAGAATCTGTTACGGTATTCATCCAGATATATTCTGAAGACCGGTTGATAACATTTTTTATATAGTTAGTTGAACCATCATCATTCACGGCATTTGCATTTTCAGATACAAATGGGAATGTCTCTAGTACAGTATTTACCGATCCGGAGATATCTCCATCCTCATCAACAACTACTACATGCTGTTCATTAGCAGTCGGCGCAGCATCAAATTTAGCAGCATATGCCCAACCATCCCAGGTTAGCGGTCCAGCCACTGATACTTTTAATGAATTACCAAGGGCCCCAGCATATTTTGCAAAGACTTTACCAGTCCATGTGCCAGCTTCCCATGTATCATGATTTTTAATCAGCGCGGCGGTGCCGCTTGCGTCGGTTGCATTCCTTGCAGCAGAGGTTACTGCCCTTACTACCTGCAAAGAGCTAGAATATTTTAGAAAATGTGCAGCAGAATGAAAATCTACTGAATGTGTATCGTCTGGGTTTCCAAACTGTTCAGCCAGCCCCGCTTCGTTAGATATAAGCGTGACGCTTTCAGCTGGTCCCCAGCGAAAGTTACCTACAACCGCGCCAGTAGTAGATTGAACATTAGGCACACCGCCTGTAAGATCAACCTCTTTGACTACGATTGCCGGCGACTCCGAGGGAGTAAATAATGCCATTGTTCGTTCCTTTTCCAGTAATCGAATTATAAGTTTTACATAATACGGAATTCAATTACTGTTATTTATAATTTATTTTATTTAGTAAAAGTTATCGTTAAAATTGTGTTCAATTGCCCATGGCTCTCTAGGATCTACGGTTCTTTCTACTTCTTCTAGTCCGTCATCAACGAATCCAAACGGAACCATGTCATTATCAATTTCTTGCATTCTATTTTTATACATCATTTCTTTTAGATTAATATCAGTAATTTCGCCAAACTGGCTTGAAAGAGAAAAATATCCAAACATTACAAGATTCATCATTAGATCGTCATGATTACCATCAGATGCTTCATATGATTGCCCTTTAGCAATAAATGTCGATATTTCTAAAATAGTATTTTCGTCTACTATATCCAGTTTTTGTGTTTCTAATATGTCCTTTATAGTAGAGCATCCTAGTCTTTTAACTTTTCTATTCATTTCAATACCCAGAGCATTTGCCTTAATAGCAGACTCTACGTGCATATTTTCATATTCAAAATCATAATATAATCCATTACAGACTACTGCCCCTTGATCATTAGCCTCAATAACGACATAAGCATCATTGTAGACTTTAGCATATTTATAAATAATGTTTGGGAAGAGAATAGGTGAAATAGTATTATTGCGATAAACAGCAACCTGTTTAAAAGGTCTTGTGCTAATATCGATCACATTAAATGTAGAATAATCCTGTCCTCTTCCCTTCGATACATCAACAGTCATAATATAATCATGATCTTTTTGTGTTTCTTCATATATGTAAACACTATTACCTTCTAGCATCGACTTGGGCGGATTAGCTCTTAGAGCCATTAATGTTTCTGCATTAATTAGAGTATCACCTGTACCAAAAAATGTATTACCGAACTCCTGATCAAATTGCAGCTGCGAAGTGTTAGAAATGGTTTGCAGTTTCCACTCGTCATCTCGACCTGGTACATCCCACCAATCTACTCTGAATGGCGTATATTCATTTACACCTTGAATAGCTCCTGTCCATATCTTTTCAAATATATTGCCGATACCATTAGCAGTAGAAGTAATAATAACCTTTGTATCTTTACCAGAAGAAATAACAGGATATGTTGATGTATAAAACTCTGCTGCTCTTTCAACAAATGCAAACTCGTCAAGGTACAATAAGTTAACTGACATACCACGAATAGACGATCCGGACGTAGCTGCTGCAATAATTCTACTATTATTTGAAAACTCTATAGATCTTTTATTAAGAGCTCTACAACCAGGTTGTAAAAAGAAAGGAAGATTCTCTAGCATAAGAGTAATACGTGCTAACATCTCACCGGCAGTCGCGCCTTTATTTGCAAGAATCGCAACAGTTTTTTCTGGATTAAATAGTACATACCATAAGAGATATGCGACTGAAGATATAGATTTACCTGATTGTCTACAAGCCAATACTATATTAAATCTATTGTCATTAAATTTCTTAAACATCTTTTCTTGATATGGATAAAGTTCAAACGGAACTAATCCTTTATCAAGTGATATAATTTTACAGTAGGTTGAAGCAAAGTAACCAGGGTCTTTCATACACTTAGCATATTCAGCTACTTCAGCGGTGGTCCAATTATGGGTAATACCATCTCTTTTTACATTGATATTACCATTGTAAGAATCAGTCATCCTTCTTGTAATCACTAATGTCAACTATATTTTCCTCATCATCTTGTTGCCGCAACATTCGTTGCAGTTCACTTGTAGAACCAATAAACACATTATTGGTAGTTTGACCTGGTAATTCCTTTACCTCATCAGTTTTATCGAAGTCTTTTTTCTTCTTATGAAGATCCATAAGTGATCCATTAATATCACCAACATTTTTCATCATATTAGAAAGAACCTCAAAGGCTCTAGGATGTTCAGTAGCTCTAGCTACTTCCATCATATCATCTAAAGCTTCAGAGCCTTTGTTTAAAAGATCGTGGTATATTCTTCTTGAGTATTCAAAGTCATTTTCTGCATTATCTTGAGTCATATCATTACACTATATTAATAATCCCGGCCATTGAATCATGGGATGTACATTGGTATCTTAATCTTAACGGAGCAGACATTGAAGGCACTATCGTAACGTTTCCTGTTGCATTACTATCTCTATTATTTGTTACTCCTGTATCATAGGAATTACCATCGCTATCCTGTATCTCTAGCGGATGAGCTCCTGTATTATTAATAAATATGTATGCATCACCTCTTCTTAAATATAAAGTGGGGTTATTTTCAGATGTTGGAAAAAATCTGTTTCTTGTATCAGTAAATATATACGCTGAAGTACCTGAAGCTCCTAGATTAAACGCATGCACATTAGCGAATCCATTCATATTCAAATCTCCCCCTAGAGCTGGAGAGGAATCTTCTACAATGTTAGCTAAACTTAAAGATAATACCACCGCTGAATCAACTTGATCTGCGCCGATCTGCCTTGCTTGTATATAAGCTGAATCGATTAATCCCGTGACCGAAGCCGAATCTAAAGACTGTCTAAGTTGAACATAGTTTGAATCAATTAAAGCAATCGTATCAGCCTGAAAATCACCTGCAAACGTATATTTCCTTTGTTTTAAAATTACATAATCTGAATCTACAGTGCCTTTTACTTCATCTTCATAATACGTTGTATAGTCCGGAGCTCTTAACGCAACATAAGCAGAATCAACCCGCGTAGATAAAAATGTATTTCCTACGTGCGAATCTATAATACCTACAGCGTCGGTAGAATCAAACTTGGTATAACCTTCTCCTGCGATTAAAGAGGAAACCGCCGCAGGGTTTGTTGCGTATGTATTGATATAACTGCTGTCAATTAAATTAATAATTTCTGATGAATCTAATAGTAATTGAAATGCTTCTGCGGAATCAAGAGCTACAGTTCTAGCAATAGTGGCTATACCGGCCGAATCAACAATTCTGCTGTCTAGCTCGCTGAAGTTAGTATCCATCTCTGTGTGAGTAAGAGCTGAACCCTTTGTGCTTCTTAATGTAATTGCCATGTTATCCCTCGATGCTAAAATAATCGGTTATTACATAACCGTTAAGTACATAAGATCTATTATCTTTTTCTTCTATGACTTCAGTGAATCCGAAGTCGCTATCTGCTAAACCTATAGCTGTTAATGGGTCCGGAGTAACCGTAACTCTTCCTGAGAAATCTTCTCCTGACACACCAGCATTCATATCATATATGTTATTTATAGACTTCCTAATAACGTTCTTAGGTAGTATGGGTCCATAAAAATTTATCCTCATATCAAATGTAAGAGTATATAAAATAGTTCTTCTTTGCTCTAAAGCCCCTTCATAGTCATCAGAAAAATCAACACCATTTAAAGCAATAGGAACGTCTTCTTTAATATCAGGGTAATCAGTAAATGGCTTTAGTGTTAGTGTATATTGAGGATTAAAATATGGTAAAACTTGCTCAACTACTTGCAATGCATCATCTTGTGTTTTGGCGTATATATTTAATTGAAACCCTAAATTATATGGCACATATGAATAAAACTTATTTCTAAGAGCATTAGAAGTGCCTGCCTGCTGAAAATTATTAGTTTTCTGTAGCTGCCTACCTTGATCGTATGCAATAGAAACAATCTCAAAAGACATCCGAGGTAACTTCATTGCTACTTGAGTATTAGCATCTAAGTCTGGGTTTTCTCTAATTCGTTCTAAGAACTTGTTTTTAGGCGCATAAGATAACGGAACTTTAACCTGAGAAATAACTTGATTAGAAGAATTTTTACGAATGACATAAATATTATTAAACAGCGCACCGAATACTGCAACGCTTTTTCTTAACCGCTCATGATAGAAATGATTACCAAGCATAATTAACCCTTGTATATCTTCTGTAGAACGTCTTCGAACTCTTCTACTTTGGTTAAACGATTAGGCCAGAGAATATAATCTTTCTCTGGATTCTTTTTTAAATTATTCAAAAGCGGAACAATAGCGTTATATAGATTATTTAGTCGCTCTTCATAACCAGAAGCTTCTGAACTTACTTTTTGTACTGCTTCTATTCGATCTTCATCGACCGCAGTAAATCCGAAATCAAACATATCAGCCACTCGGATCACCAAATGGATTTGATTCTGTAAAGTCTAAAAAGCTATCTCCAATAGTATTAAAGTCGTCATTTTGTTCATTCGCAGATATTTGATTATCTTCAGTAACAGCTGTTACAGTTGCAACTGAGGTAAGACTTGATATCTGTAATGCAGTAGTAAACTCGTGATATAAACCATCACTGGCTCCTACATGGATTAGGCCAAGAACGTTATCTGAATCAGACCATTTAGAGATCTCCCCTTGCATGGTCACGCCGGTAGAAAAGGTCTGAGTAGCTGTCTCACCAATAATAAATCCATTGCTGGCAGAATCTAAAGTGAGCAGATACTCATATGCATGCGCTCTTTCAATAACATCAATTGCATCGATACCGGTATCAAGATCTTCATCGTTATACTCGAACAATTCTGTTCTTAACTTATATGTGGGTAGATTGCTTAACTGATAGAATGGTTGTTCGTGCTCAACTTGCATAATCTGAAATAGTTTATTAGACAGTGGAAGATAAATTAAATCACCCTCTAGAGGTCTTACGCTACTAAGCTCATTATCGTACCTTGCGACCGAATTAGCCCAGCGCTTTCGCGATACAACAAATGTTGCTTGGTCTCTTATCTCTACTCCAAACTTAGTAAATAAATCTCCCTCACCATCAAAACCTTCTACGTTCTCTATGTACATTTCAATCTTATATGAAGAATTAAATCTAGAAGGTACGTCATCGCCTAAGATTTTATCTTCATTAACAATATCTCTTGGGAGATAATAAACATCTTGACCATAGATTTTTAAAGATTCTATTATAATATCTTCATATAAATCTTGTTCAGATCTTACTTTTTGACTGAAATAGTGATTAGTTGCCATTAACTACCCCATAAAGAAATCAGCCGGCAATTCATGCTCTAGTCTGATTTTCTCTCTTAATTGAGCTATCTCTTGAGTAGCATCTTCAAATATCTGTCTACCATTTAGCTGCACTCCGCCCGGAAGTACCATACCTTCAAATTTAATAAGGTTAGATCCCCATTGCTGTTTAATGAGTGCTGTAGTATATTCCTTTAACCACATGTCATTATAAATCGCAGCATGACTAGAGCCACTTATGATCTGATAACATTCGGCAATCAAATAATCATCTTCTTTAATATCACCATCAGAAAAGTCGCCGTGAATATATAAGCGGTTCTGGTTACGCACATAGCTGACCTGAGGGTTACCGGTTAACTTCATGTCAAGGACTGACAAATACTGTTGCATTTGTTCATAGTAACCTAAATCGCCAATAAAACTGTGAAGATCAGCAATATCATTAAGATGCATCTGATATTTTATATCAAAGAAATTTCTACCGGCACTACCTGATGGAATTCTAAATAATCTTTGTACTTGAATAATATCTGATGATATATTAATATATTCATTAGTCACATCATCAGCTGTGACTTGATGTTTAAAAAAAGTCCTAAACGTGCCTTCAGAGTGAAATTCTCTAAAGTATTGCAGCGCCTCATCAAGGCGATCCTCTAATTGATCTGGGTCAACGTTAATTTCAATTACTGGTTCACCCAGCCGGCGAAGACAATATTCAATAAGAGTTGCTCTTGAAGTAGGGACAGCCATATGATATTCCTAAATTACTTGATACTATTTATAATATTAGCACTATTTATAATAAAAAAAATGGCAGCCAAAGCCGCCATTTAAAATAGTGTAAGACAGTTTTACTCTCCTGATTCTTCTTCTGGCTTTAGTGACTCTGTAAGAGCAGCGCTAAAGACTCGTTGAGCGGCCTTTAATTGTTCAGTTTGAAACGAAAGATCGTTAAGTTTATTTGAAATATCTCTTAATTGAGAGATCGCATATTTCTGTTCATTGTTAAGACTATCAATTTCATATTCCTTATCGTTTACCACGACTGTAGGAACTTTATTCTCTTCTGTCATTATTATCTCCTAGGACATTATATAGTTAATATGGTATATATTATTATTATTTTATAGCACTCTTGCTTTTAAATTTGCTGATATCTTTGATGTTAAATCCACTGAGTTTGTAGTAGTAAACTCTACATCGTACTCAGTACCATGTATCGCCTGTTTGTACTTTGATGCCGCATTATAATTAATCGTAACACCATCTGATATTGGGCTAGTACCTGAAGTAGCATATGGTGCAATCATCAAGTCGAGAGTATTAGCACTGTCTTGGCTAAAGTGGTATCCATCAGCTACTGCATCCAACTGAGCTTTATTCATTCTGTTGAATGACTGAGTGCCAAGAGCTTCTTGAAGAGTTGCGTGCTCATTATTATTGGTACCGTTTACCCAAGTTTCAGATGTTCCGAAACCTGTAGTAGTAGTAGTAAAAGAATTTGCGCCATAATTTGATCCGCCAGAAGATTTACTTTTAGTAACATATAATTTCTTTCCGCTGTTTGCCCAACACATTGCAGTGATGGTTGTACTTGATCCACCTAGATCAAGCCCCGGCTGAAAAGATATATTATTATAAGAAGCTGTGCTTGGATCCCAAGCGGTAGATAAATCATACTCTCTTATATAATAGGTATTTGGAGATCCGTCATATAATAGAAGATACATTTTTAAACCATCATCATTAAATAGAATATCTCTTCCAGAGTTACTATTTAAAAACGCAGATGTTACTCCTATATAACTACCTGTTGTTATATCCCAAGGTGTTGTTAAATTCCAAGAATAGATAGTGGAATTATATCGTAAAATATACACCTTTGAACCATCAGATTTAAAGAAAAGACCATATGATTCATACGTAGGCCCTGCAGAATAATTTTCGGTTGCTGTGTGTGATGCTGTTGATACATCCCATGCAGTACTTAATGCATACTCGCTTATAGTGGCTGTACTTTGAGGATTTAATACATACATTTTTGTACCATCCGGCTTAAAGAAAAGACCCCAAGGATGTGTAAGCCCAGTCAGTGTATATGAAACATTGTTATAAGCACCAGTACTAAGATCGAATGGTGTAGACATATCAAACTGAAACACCTTATCTTCTTGATATCCAGTAATATAAAACTTTGTGCCATCTGAACTAACTGCTATACCCTGTTCAGCTTCTTCGCTTGTATCAGCTGTAGTATCGAAATTTTTATTATCATAGGTTTCATTAGCAAGACCGTATCCTACCACACTTCCGCCATCATTATTATACTGCCAAGTGCCAGAGTTGTTTCGGGCAATCTTTCTTACACCATCTGAACCTTTAGCAACGCTCCAGCTTGTTCGGTTGTCTGTTGAAACTGCATAGAAGATATCTCCATCGTTTTTGGTTTCGTCAGCTGTCATTGAATTAATATCTAGCCAGGTTGATGAATTGATTTGACCAGAAGAAGAATCTGTCAATGCGGGAGAGTATGTAGAGTATGGATGTGTCGCGGAACCAGTTGAAAATTGGTATATTGCTTTTTGATTTGCTGATGTTAAAGATGCACCATTAGAAGTAGTATAGACAAAAAATCTATTTCCATTATCTGCCCATTGTATTGAATTTGGATTTCTTGCGGTGATGTTATGTGGTGCTCCGGTGGTGCCAGTAATTACTGTATCTATATGATGTGTTTGAGATGTTTCTGTCATTGTAGTTATATCAAACGGTGTACTTAAAGTAAAATGTTGTAAATTATCATTAGTTTCATTTTCAACTATCATACTCGTTCCATCGGCTGACAGGGCTAAACATTGTAAATAATTACTAGAAAAATTAATATTTGATTGAACACGAGTACCTGCGGTACTAAGATCCCATGCAGTAGATAAAGGCCAAGAATAAACACTAGGAGTAGTTCCATTTGTGATATATACCATAGTTCCATCATTTTTAAATATTACGCCCGAATTTCCAGATGAAAGATTAGTATTTAATGTTTTACTTGACCCACTATAAGTTAAAGTGTCCACCCGAAAAGCATATTGCGGATAATTAGGATCATTATAAAATTCTGCCATTGTCGAACTATTGGAATGAACAGTATAGAGTTTCATTCCATCAGTACTCCAAGTGAAACCTGCTATGCGAGTGGAAGGCGCATTAGATAAATAGTGACCACCGCTTATAGTATCAGTTAAACTTATAGTACTTAAGTCCCATGCGGTAGATATTGCTCTTTCATATATTTTACCATCATTATGCTGTGTATAAAATAACTTAGTTCCATCGGAACTTATAACAAAATCTATGAGAGAAGATATAGAATTAAATGCATCAGTTGTGTGATTTACAACATCAGATAAATTTTTTCCATAAATTGTCCCATAACTACTGCTAAATCCACTTAGTTCAATACCGGATCCATCAGACTTACCTTGGGCACCAAATAGCTGCCAAGAAGAAATTGCAGACGTGTCTGCAAATGCTGTGACTGACTTATATGTTCCTGAAGTACCAGTAATTACAGCTGATCCAGAGTTACCTACGACTTTCTTACCCACGTCTGAAGAATTAAATGCCAGTGACGCCGTTGAAGAAAACTGATAAGCGTGCATATCATTATTCCCAAATA